AGCTGTGGTCAGGAAGTTGGCGCACTGGGCTGTCAGCGTCGACAAGTTGGAATCGGAGGTTGTGAAGCCCTTGGCGGCAAACGCGCTGAACAAGCCGTCCAGATACGTACTTAGCTGGTAGAACAGTTTGTTGGCCAGCGTGGCGTCGAACAGCGAGGGGTCAGTTGCCCCTCCTGCCCGCTGCGAGTCCGCCAGATACTCGGCATCGGTTTCTTGGTTGACGGCCGTTGGATTCCAAACCAGCATATTAGTTGTTCCGGCCATAGGCCTCCTAGTATGTTACAATTACATGTATGAAAAAATCATTGCTCAAACGTCGATTTGGCTACTTATCGGTTGTAGCACAGGCACCACACACCGTAGACAGTAAGGTTAGATGGCTTTGCAAATGCAAGTGTGGTGGTGAAATTACGGCCTATACTGGCAATTTAGAACACGGGTACACGAAGAGTTGCGGATGCTTACGTACTAAACTGCTCAGAGCCCGCGCCATTCATGGGCGGGCTCACAAAGGCGATAAGACTTATGAAGCTTGGTGCAACATGATAAAACGGTGTGCCACTTCCGCCTCCAATAAAGATTCTTTTTACTACAGCAAACGTGGTATTGCAGTATGCACACGTTGGCGTGAAAGCTTTGTCAATTTTCTGACTGACATGGGTGATTGCCCGTCCGGCAAAAGTCTCGACCGCTGGCCGGACAACAATAGTGGGTACAGGCCTGACAATTGCCGCTGGGCTACCGCGGCTCAGCAAGCTGCTAATCGCAGATTGTCGACCAAAACTGCGCTAATGACTTGCTATGGAGAAACAAAGCATCTTGCAGCATGGGCCAAAGACGCTAGAGTTGTGGCGCTTGGCCTGAAAATGCCGACATTGCAAGCGCGCCGGCTAAGTGGTTGGGCACCGGAGCAAGTACTGACAAGTCCACTCTACACCCGCATAAAGTTTTAGGCCCAGTGACCGTCACCGAACCCAGCGATAAAGCCGGGTGAACTGCCGAAGCCAAAGTATGGAAGCACGCCGAACACGTAGGTGTAGAGCACACCTTCTGGTCGCGGCACTATGTAGCCGTTGGTTATGAGGTCTTGAATGATGGACGTGAACGTGCCGGTCAGCGTGATGTCGGCCGTCATATTCTGATTGTCGATGATGATGATCTTGCCGTCTGGAAACAATTGTTGCCATATCGGGTACAGGCTGGGCAACGTGCCGTCCCATTGGTTTTGAGCGATCTTCGCCTTAATGTAAAGACGGTACGTGGCGTCGTCCAGCACGGGACTGACGCCGTCGCTCGGCTGAAAGCCCACGGTTCGACCCGCGCTTACGGTGGCGCCGAGCATGTCCAACTGCGCGCCCATGGCAGCGTCCAGGTCCAACGACGTGTCCAGCTGCACCAGCACTTGGCTGACGTCGTCGAACTTCTTCAACAGCACGTAGAGCAGCGCGTTCAACTTTGGCGAGTTTTTGTACTGAGAAGTCAGTATGCCGGTGTAGTAGCCGATCGGCAGTGTCTCAATGGGCTCGTTGCCGTAGCCTCCGGTGCCGTACCCTTGAACCCCATAGTAAGGGTTAGCGCTCATTTTCTGGCTCCTTCACTTAGGCAACCACCACTGATACGTTGGCCGCTACGCCCTGCGCGGCGAAGTTGAAGTTCGGCATCGCAACATCGGCATAGTTAAGAGTGGAGAACGTCACTGGCGACGCTGTTCCGGCTGCAGTAGTCGCTATGGATAGCGTGACAGTAGTGCCTAATGGAGCGCCGACAACAAGTGTGCCTGGAGCGATACCAGCGCCTACTACAAGCTGGCCGCTAACAATACCTGTAGCGGTAGCCACTGTGATTGTTGTAGCTGCAGATGAGAACGTAGCCGTGGTGCTGGCCGTGGCTACACCTAGCTGCATAGACTTCACGCCGAATGAGGGCGAGATAAGATTGGCATTAACAGCCATAGCCTCATAGAACAATGCTCCAATACTCACTGTCTCGCCTATCGCAAGCTCGTTCAGGTACGTAACAAGGGCTGTCTGGACCGAGTTCTGTGTGGCCGTTGTGGGCGTGTTACTGTAACCGGTCAATATAGCCAATATGAAGATTGGCAGATTAGTCGGTAAGAAGAAACTGATGTCCTCCGTAACCCCGGTTACAGCATCTACGACTGGAACGGTTGTGGTGCCGTTTGTGAAGCAACCTATGGTCTTCTTGTTGTAGATGGCTGTGGCCACCGTAAGGGTGTTCGTGCACTCTACGACCATTGAGACAGAGTGCGGCGGATTGCCCCAGCTGTCTGTGGCTCCAGTAGGATTTTCGATCGACGAACCAGGTCCACCAGGTGTCGGATAGCCAGGAGCAACGCGTATGACCCCAGGTGCAGCTAAGATGGCCGCTATGGTGGATGCCAACGGGGTAGTCGATGGTAGCGCTACTGATATGGATTGCCGTGCACGCAGCTCAGAATCCGACTCTACAGGCTCACCTGTTACGGCTGCCGCAGCATTAGTTACAGTGCTCCAGCCGGGTACTGGTGTATTGATATTGTTGATAGTCCCTGGTTCAGCGGCTATGGCTCCTGGAGTGGTGCATGTGGCCGCTACATTGATGAACCCAGCAGTCGGTATCACCGTCGTCGTTGGCAGCGACCATAGGTTGCCGTTCTGATCTTGCGCAAAACCATTGGTGATAGTAGTGGCCGAGGCGCCAGACACGGTCAATACCGCCGTGGAATACGTGAATGGTTCGCGCGCGAGACCATTCATCTTTACTTGACGATCAAGCCCAGCACCGATGGCAGTCTGCGGCGACGATTGGTTGTAGCACAATTGCAGCGCCAAGTTCGTATCCGACTGTTTCAGTGAAATGATACTCAATAGTTGGTAGATGGCGCTGTCTGGGGTGACGTACTGATTAGTACCGTAGATGTTCAGAAACGCCTGCAAATTATCTTGTAGGATACTAGCGTAACTGGAGACAGTCAGCCCGGCTGCGGTAACTGTAGGCGGCGCATAGGCTGGTGTGCTCACAGAACACGCTCCTTCTTTAGGAAAATCTTAAGCACTGGAAGTCTCCAAACTGACTGCGTTCAACGCAGGTGACTGCACGGTGTTTGTAACCGGGCCGAACTGTGTCTGCGCGTCGTATGTCAGCGAAAGTCTGCCGTTCGTGAATGTCAGCATTACGGTTGGAACGTCTGTGACGTACGGCGCGCCTTCTATGTTCTGCTGAACGGTCAACTGCATGGCGGCCAGGCCTTGCGGCGTGCCCAGCTGACCAAGCATGGTCTGAAACACAGGCAGGCCCAACGATAGGTTCTCCCACCATTCCCCGTAGAACAGCCGCAGCCTCGTAAGGATAGCCTGGTTCACGGCGTAAACGTCCGTGAGATTGGCCGACGGATCGAATATCGGATCGTATGTGGCGTCCAACTGTAAGTATTGTATGGTCGGCGTAATTGACATTCATCACCCTGGTTGAAGCAGTAGTTTGTAAGGTACACCGCCAATCATCACAGGCAAATAAGCAGCCGCTGTACCAGTAGTTACGGCCACCACTCCAGGCAGCTCTAGATTAGTACCCACCACCAATGAGCCGGCAGTAGAGCTAGGAGACGTGACGGTAACTGTGTTGCCTGTGACTGTAACCCCGGCTTCAGACACATCAATGACCGTGTCACCATCATCGCTACGAATTTGCAGTGAGTCGGTGGAGTAGTCTGACAGCACATTAGGTTGGCTCCACATGCCGGGGAAGAAGCCGCAATCATGCACGTGGTGACGGCGCACTTCTAGCTGCCTTTGTGAGCCAGATGGTGCAGTCAACCCAAGCATCGAGGCATTCTGAGCTAGAGGGGCCCCAGCCTGCCCATTGTGCCACCACAAGTCGAAGCAAGTGTCACAGAATACGAGCATCCCCTCGTCGCCTTTCTTCAGCGGTAGAGTGATGCTAAAGCCACCGCCACGTGGCAGCACGATAGGCACATTTACTATGGGTGGGATGTCCCACCAAGCCTGACCAGTCGGCAGCCGCATGCGCTCTTGTATTGCTATCTGTACTGTGACTGTTTGCGTCGTCGCGTCCATGTCTTCCGACAGGAACGCTGGGGATGCAGTTCTTGCATTCGCGAGTGCTTGCTTAACTAGCAGTTTGAACTGTGCGGTCTCCGCGTAGTTCAACTGCGATAGGGAAATGTTTAGTGGCGTTGTGCTCATGATGTCCTGCCCTTGCACGGATTCACTGTGAATTGGCTACCGACACACCGTCAAGCAGTGTTGCTGCGAACGTGGTGCTAGTACCAGTAACTTCTGTGTACCAATCGTTACCGCGTGAGTCGCCAAAGTGGCGCACCTGGACTACGAAGTACAGAAGGTTGCCGAGCGGGGTTATCGGCGGACCTGGAATTTGTATCGGTAGTTGTGTTGGCAGCACGTTTACCAACTGCACTACTTGTACAGGCAACCTGACAGCAAGTCTGGGGTCTAGCATCACTGTGAATATGACGCCTTCTGGTGTCTGGCGCGGCGTGCCAATAATGCTTTTTGTAGTTCCTGGCGGCACATTGTTGCTAGCCACAGTCTGGTCTGGAGTGTCTGGCGGCGCATAGGTCAGGTCTACAGCAGGCACCGCATCGCCGGTTCCAACCTCGGTCATGAACGCCTTGGTGCCATTACGAAATGTCGTAAGGTTTTGGTCATTAGATATCTGATCGAAAAAGAACCCAGGAGTGCCGAAAAAGGTGTTTCCGCGCGGATATGCCTTTGCATCCAACAGGTCTTGCGCGAAGGTGCTGAGCGTATTCTGCGTCGCACTCAGCGGCACCAAGCCTATTTGGTCAGATATTCTTACGAGTGCTTGCGCCTGTGAGGACTGCTTGCCCATAGAGAACGCAACCGGATTTTGCATGACTATCGGATTTGCAAGGCAGTGCAAGGTTATACGCTGATCAACAACGTTTTCCCTGTCTAACAACACTTGAAGCACTGGGCCGTTCCATATCTCAGAGTAAAGTGCATCGCCAGTCTGAAACCCAGCCTTGAGACTGACACTAACCGCCCGCAGCACAATGGTGTCGATGGTCTCGGTGTTTAGGTTGTAGACGGCAATATCAGCGTACCAGAACGGCGACGGTATCGTGGACTGTAACACTTCGAACGTTATCTTTAGTGGTTCCGGGTCCCACGCTGTGGAGCTGATCGTAAACGGCACGGTGTCACCACCGGCTGTCACATACATGATCGTAAGCTCCCAAGCTTGGCCCCAGAACGGAGTGCCAGACTTATTGCTCATGCTGTGTCGCTCCATAGCAAGCTGAAACTTGTAAGGTCGTTCAGTCCTGGGTAGTCGTCTGGGCTATTGCCAGTGTTGAGCATGTACGCGCTGCCGATCTGTAAGTATCCGTACTGAGCCAGGAGGTTGGCTGCGGGGTAGTAACCAGTGATAAGTGGCACAGAAGCGATCAACAATACACCCTGTGCGTTATACACCTGCAACTGCCACCAGCCTGACATTGCAGAATAACTCAATGCGAATGACAGGGTCAGTGGCGCGCCATCTACGGTCAACTGCGCCGTGAAGGTCTGATTGGGAGCCAGTGTTAGCGGTATTATCTGGGCAGACATCTAACTCCTTTAGAAGGGTCCACTTGCACCGCCACCACCAGACGCACCACCGAAGCCCGCACCAAACTGCTGTGGTGTAGATGTAAAAGTTCCAGCACCTGGGATGTTTACAGCAGTGGGAACTGGTGTAGGTAATGGCGGCAGTGGCGACAATTTATTCGTAGTGGACGCTGCAGGCACTCCGAACTGATTACTGACCGTGTTAGAAGGGGGCGATGGGTTTACAGCGCCCAGACCAGTAGTGGCTGTGTCGTTAGGACGCGCACTGACAGGGGCAGCTTGCGTTGTTACAAGTATGACCTGCTCGAACTCCACGCGAAAGCGCGCTGCGTTTATAGACTTGTAGTCCTCGCGCGGCGACACCTTCGTGATGAGCATATTGCTGTAGGTACGTAACCTGGTGGTGACTGTGAGCAGAGCCCGCGCCGATTGCAAGTTTATCATTTGCAAGTACGCAGACACGCTCTTGGAAGGGTTGCCAGTCCAGGCTTGTATGT